TCTTAGGACTAATGCGCTGTTTTACAGGCCATTGTACTCGAGAATAATCACTTCCAATTGGGACGTCATTGAACGTCTTATCAAAAATAAATGTATCTCCGTCTGTGTCGTTGACGTAGTAAAGACACACTAGATGATCCTTGCCAAAGTCCACATGAACGTTATCGTACTCTTTACGTAGTTTATCTGCTAGTGGGATATGCATAAAACTACGGGCTTGTATAATCATTTTTGGAGTGACATTAATCTTAGCAAACGCTTCAAACATTAAAGGTAGCGTGAGATTATAAAGCGGACTTCGGATGCCACCAGAATCAACATCAAAAAAGATATGGCTTAACCCTGGGGTTAAGCCATTGATGTTTTTCATAGCCTTTGGGTCATTAACATCCAGCGCAATATCACGCTGGAAATGCCAAGGAGCATTTTGGTTAGTTAGTTCGTGTTCAATAAGGTCTTGATACCCTTTGCTGATCACATCGTCAATTACGTATATTTGATTTAGCATAAGGGTATTTACGGACTGTTAGATTAGGCCTTCTTGATTTAGAACAATCTCAACTTCGGTTGGAAGTTCAATCTCAGTTCTAACATTCAACTCAAGAATCTCATCGTTGATTCTTTGTTTGGATTTTTTCAAATCCAATACTTGAGCTTTGAAACCACTAATCTGTTCTTGTGTCAAGACACCTGTGCTAACGGTATCGCTATAGCCATAAAGGCTACGACGGCTGTTCTCGCCTTTTTCGGCTTTAAGTTTTTCAACTTTACCGTTGATAACCACCATGCTGTCTTGCACAGCATCTGCCTGTACAAGGGTAGCCAGTTGACCTAAACGCTTATCAATGTAAGCGGCCTTGGCCAGTCGATCGTTAATACCACTCATGGCATTAGCAGAGCCCACTAGGCTACGGATGTCATACAGACATGCTGTTAGACTTGCACGACGATTGTCGCTATTGATTGTGTTGGCATTTGCTTTAGCCAATACTTCTGCTGTATCTTCAAACTCGTTAAGTTCTGCCTTAACAGTTACCTCAACAGCCTTGATTGCATCTTGGATGCCAGACTGGAGTGCGGATGCTTTACGTAGGGTTACTTTCATTTCTTTTCCTTTACAATTAACAAACAATAAAAACGGTAAGATAAACAGCAAGCGAATAGCTGGACAATATGCAACTGTCAAGCGATCCAGCGATTAACCTTCACTTACAACTATCAACAAACAGAGAACCTAATATTGCCGGGTGACAATGGACAGAGCTTTCGCTGATTGGTCCCGGAGCACTAAGTTACGGAGGCTATCAAGCCAATTGTTCAGTAAAAGATTTCAAGTCTTTAACTGTTGTGCTACTCCTCATCTCCGTCTACCTTACCGGAAAACCGAGCAAGCTCGATTTTCAAAACCTTATAGGTGCTCTCTGTGGCGCTTGAATCCGCGGTAGCCCAACTCTTCATGGCCGGTCCTTGTACATGGTCGACATTGACAAGTATTTCGGTGTTCCATTGTAGCTACTCAGAAAGCACGTATAAAGTGTCTAGCTACTCACACCACATGAGCCCTAGACTGAGTTGTTACCCTGTCCACACGTTTTAGTCTTCTGGAAGGACTGTAGTTGTCCACCTAATGCGTTCCCGCCACTCCACCACAGAGTACGGATGGTCATAGCACTACATACCCAGCACTCTTTATGGTGACTGCCCCACCCTCCTTCAGTAACGGGCAGGAGTGCCCGGGTTATTACAAGTATGTTCCGTCTTTTAAGAACTGAACATAATCTTCTATTCCTTCGCTAACTGTTCTACATAGTGTAACGTCAAAACCTGATTTTGTCAATGCCGTTGTGTCTGCTTTGGTATCTATTTGATACTGTTTGGACAAATCACTTGGCATATCGATGTAATCAAAATAAACTTCTTGGTCGACATGTTTTGCCAATTCTCTAGCAACACGTTCGAAACTCTCACTTCGGCCTGTGCCCAAATCGTAAGTACCCGGTTTAAAGTCTTCAATAAAATGCCAACAAGCACGACACACATCTTCAACATAGATAAAATCTCTATAGTATTGATCGCTATCTTTAAAGATCTTGATGCTACCTGTTTCTTGTATTTGGTTATACCAATTTAGCATGGTAGATGCCATTCGACCTTTATGATATTCATTAGGACCATATACGTTAAAGAAACGTAGTACCGCTACAGAATTATCTAATTCGTTTTCGCTCATTTGTTTGCTAAACGCATATTGGTTTAGCGGGCCGTTTCCGTTACCATACACAGCCGCAGAGCTTGCAAACACAAACGGAATCTGAACTCTCCGTGCAAAGTTAGCCCATTGGCGTGTGCTTAGTACATTGGTCTTGTAAACGCTTGCCCAGTCATTAGCCAACGTGTTACTGTTAGCACCTAGGTGAATGATACCTTGTATACTACCAGGACTAAATGCCTCTACTATTTCCATTTCGTTAGTAGATATGATCCCACAACTTTTACCAACTAGGTTCTTATATTGTTCTGGGTGTGGCATATCATCGACAGCAAGAATGTCTGTAATCCCAATGCTGTTGAGATGGCCTACCATTGCGCTACCAATAAAACCACCTGCTCCTGTAACAACTATCATGCTATCTCCTGAATTTTTATATAGTATAACATCTTTGTTTAAATATGTCTACTATGAAAACAGACAATATCGGTGTATTTCCACTCTTTGCTTGGCCATTAATGCGCCATACCTTAGAACAGGATCAATCAAATTCAGCTATAGATTATATTGCTAATAACGAAGAACTAAGATCAAATCAGGGTAATTTAATACATCCAAGTATTGAAATACTTGAGCGTCCAGAATTAGCTCTTCTAAAACAAGACATACTAGAACATGTTGACTTTTTTGCTAAACAAGTTTTATGCTATGTTGATGTCGAAGTTGAATTACTGCAAAGCTGGATTAACGTGACTCCACCTGGGATGATTCATCATGTCCATAGTCATCGAAACTCGATTATATCAGGTACTTACTATCCGTTTGGTACAGATAAAAGTCCTATTGTATTTCACAATCCCAACAACTTTCAATTCCAACCAAACACAGATGATTCTAATCAAAGTCCATTAGGAATGATCAGTAGAAACTGCATATTTGTTAATCCGGGCCCTGGCGAATTAATGCTGTGGCTAAGTCCTCTCAGCCACGAAGTGCGTGAAAACAAAAGCGATAAAGACCGACTTAGTCTTAGCTTTAATGTGATGATTAGAGGGTTTGTTGGCCACAAAGAAAGTCTAAGCGGGGTCAGTCTTTAATACCTGATACTCGTAGTTAATACTTTCATCATTTTCGCGAAAAATCTCGGCGCCGTTCTTAAGATGGAATCTACGTGCCATTTCTGATTTAGGACTGAGTGTTACAAAACGTGTAACATTAGGGAATTGTTCTTTGATTTGGTCAACTGTTTGCATTAACAGTTCTTTGCCCGCACCCGGAGCATAACTCCAAATAGTATAAAATATAGCAGTTGTCGGAGCAAGTGCTTCTTGTGTTAGTTCTGCTACACTACTCGGAACTTGGTCGCATAGGCTTACGCACACCATAGCTTGGGGATCTTCTCCTTCGATCAGGCCACTAACAAAACGATTTGGACTTACTCTAAAATCAACAGGAATTTCTGGACGTACAGGATCATCCTTAATGAATTCAAGTAACGGATCAGTAATGTCTGTAATAAATTTTAGCATATACATATTTATATACCCACTTAAAAAAATTAAAGATTTCTCCAAAATTTTCTGATGATCCACTTTAACCAAAAATATTTTATTGGCCGAGATGGAATAAAGTCAAACATGTTTGCATTCATGCCAACTTCTTTAGGCACGTTACCGTATGCCCGATTCAGTGTATCATTTGAATTACTCATACGGCTTCCTTAATTATGGAGCGGGATGGGAGAATCGAACTCCCAACAACAGATTGGAAATCTGTAGTTTTACCATTAAACTAATCCCGCATATTTGGTGCTCGAGGCCGGAATCGAACCGGCATGCCCTTTCGAGCGAGAGATTTTAAGTCTCTTGTGTCTACCTATTTCACCACCCGAGCAAAATCTTTCTAGTCTATATTATACTACACTCGCCATATTTCTGCAAACCCTTCGGCAGTATCAGGCATCTCAAAATGGTCCAACATACCTTGTACAACTTCCCAAGGAATAATTTTGCCTGGACGACTTGCTAATCTTCTATTTAATTCTTCTATTGTCGGGGTACTAAAAACTACGGCAATATGATAATAGTCTGGGAGCATAGCAAACTTGCGAGCACGACTTTTAACAGTAGTGCTGGTCTGATCCCAGACTATATCACGTCCTACTGTACGTGCTTCTATAACCTCGGCGGCCATTAGTTCAACGGCCTTAGGCATATATTCTGTAAACACTTCGGAATAGGTCTTGCCTTGTTGTTCAGCATATACTTCTACATGATGATCAGTGGACACATATTCCATACCCTCAATCCAATTTTGATTCCAGAACCAGGTACTTTTACCCGAACCCGGCACTCCAATCAATTGATAGCATTTTGGCATTACATCTCCACCTTTCCGTTACCGTTCTTAAATCCTACACTTCCGCCTTCTTCTTCGATGCGTTTAATAACATCTTCAAACAAGATAGGAGCAAAGTCTGGTGTTTGTTCTACACAAACACAGTGATAACGGGTATCTACTATGTCGGTGATCTTACCACCAAACCCAGGTAACATAACACGATTAGCATGAGTGTGTCCGTGAATGTTAACTCCAAACCGACCCAAACTTTCTGGATGCAGTGGAATATGACTCAAGATCATTCCGTTCATAACGTGATATGCACGTAACTCTCTAAAGTGTTCGCGATATTCGTCATCCCTAAAGATGTCGTGGTTACCACGGATCAACACTTTGTCACCATTCAACCTACGCATGATACCTAAAGCCTTGCGGTTAATAACAACGTCACCTAAGTGGTAGACTTTGTCTGTTGGCTTGACTCTTTCGTTCCAAGCCTTGACCATAGCTTCGTCCATTTCTTCAGGACTATTCCACGGCCTTAACTTTGTTACACCGTCGTTGCGAGTAAAATTACATACGCCAACGTGTCCAAAGTGCGTGTCACTTACTAAAAAAACACTTGGCATATCTTTCTCCTTAGTTTAATCGAGCCTGGAAAAGTTCGCCCAAGGATGGCTCTGGCTCTTTAGCCACTGTTACTCCTGACACAAACAATTCTACAGACTCGCTGTAATAACCGTTACTTTCACCTAACCAGCGAACGTCCACATAGCCCTTGCGGGTAGCAAACTTATAGAAGGTATAAGTGTAGCTCTCATGGTACTCTGGCTCTGGGCCAACGTATCCAGATACTTCTTCTGCCATTAACAATGGCTCGCCTACCAAGTCCTGCAGGTCACCAACGATGTCGTTGATAGCCACAGACTCACAGCAGTCTTGCATATGAGCAAAGAGGAATCGCTCGCCTTCTGCGGTTACGAACAGCATCTCTCCATCATTTACATCACCAGTAACCTTAACAAAGGTCTTGCCCTTCATTAGTTCCATACCCTTTTGTGTGTCTACTATGTTATTGTAATCCATCTCAATTTCCTCAATTTCTTTGTTTCTCATGCTATAAGTATAGCACCGGTTTTACCATTTGTCAACAAACGATTTGTCCAAAATAGGTAAACTTTAGTATTAATGGAGCATAGGGTGGGACTCAAACCCACGAATCAACGGATTTGCAATCCGCGCCATTAGTCGCTCTGGTACCTATGCATATATAGCGGTAACACCGCCATTTTGATTTCTTTGTTGCTAAGTGTGTATTATAGCAAGGTTTAGGGAAGTTGTCAACTTACCACTAATCGAGCAAATACGATAAATCTTTGTTAGGTTCCATTGTACAGGAAATTCTAACAGTTGAAGGATTATTAAAACGTATGATATTATGTGGGACCCCTACTCTAAACAATACTGGTCTAGTCAAATAAAATTGATCGACTTGAACACACATAGTCTCATCAATTTTTTCGAATCTCATTCCGTTAGGTTGAACGCCAGGCATGGGTATACCAGAGCATTTATAGAACCTAGTTTCAGAATTTTCGCAATTAAATAATGGTATATTGATTCTACAAGGAACAACATTTTCATCAGTGTGTATTTGTCCTATTTCTCTACAGGTACTGAAAATTGCCAAGTTTTCAATTTGAAAATCTAATCCAGTCGTCATATTATCTAGTTCAGCAGAAGCGTACTTTAATAAGTCTTCTTTATCGATTCGAAGAACCGGGTCATACGGATCGACCCTTGACATTTCAGGTCTTATTTGTGTAATGTAATGCCCTAGCTTTTCTGCAAATGGCTTCCAATCTAATTCTAAATATTTGAAATATTTCATGAATTTATTTACACTCATTATTGGCGGAAGCGGTGAGATTCGAACTCACGGACCCTTTCGAGCCTTTAGTTTTCAAGACTAACGCATTAAGCCGGGCTCTGCCACGCTTCCTAAATTTAAATGTCGCCCTCGTGTGTCTTATTGGGGGTTATTAATCCCCATTCATTCACCGTACCGTTAACATCGTATGATTTTTCTTGTTCATCGTAGGTCCATCCTAGCACCCGCATCATTTTATGTTTGACCAACAAGTTAGGTGCTCGGAAACGCTCGCAATCATTGAAGCCCATCATAACACCGACTTCGCAAACTGCACCACTGCGACAAATACCTGCGTGGCAATGTACAACAACGTTCATGCGATTTTCCTGGGCATGTTGTAACAGACGAACAAGCTGTTCTGCCTGCGCATCGGTAATGGCAAAATCGCTTTCTTCTTCAATGTCTAAGAATATAAATTGATGAACTTCTTTGAACTTGTGTTTTGGAGTTGGGAATGCCATGTCGTGATCCGAAATTTGGATCAGCATACTGTTCTCACCACATGCGTGATGCTTTCCTTTTGCTACATTTTCCAATGGAATATTTTCAATCCACATGATACTCTCCTTAAAAATTTGGGGTGTCTTACGAGTATCGATCTCGTACTACCAGTTTCACAGACTAGGGTGCAGGCCACTACACTAAAGACACCATTGTTGAATTTGCTTACCGTTATTCAATGTCCAAGTCAAACACGGAGCCCGGCATGGAGCCAGGCCTGCTACGGGCTTCAGGTACATTAACAAGTGTCTTGGGCGACTCGCTAATCACATATGGGTAACCGTACACACGTAAGCAAAACTTTAAAAAGGTCGCCACTCTACACGACCGTGTTGGTCTATTTTGGCGACACTTTGTTGTCTCTTAATTTCTACAAAATCTTTTTTCACAGTAATCACTTCTCCGCCACGCTTGACAAGATCGGTGATCATTTGCTTTGCCAAAATATTAATAGGCTCAAAACGTTTTAGTTCCATGACATTCTCCTTTAATGGTCCGGCCAGCAAGAATCGAACTCACATTCAAGAGGTAGAAGCTCTTTGTATTATCCATTATACTATGGCCGGATTGTTTGGTACCCCAGGCGGGAGTTGAACCCGCATTAAATTTCTCCTTTTGAGAGAGACGACTTTGCCAATTTGTCCACTGGGGCATTGGCGCGACTTA